GCCATCATCTTATTAGGTAAAGCTGGACCTGTAGGTTTAGGTGCAAAAGGATTAATTGGTTTTGTAGGATCTGATGGTAATTCTCCTGATCCACTAGCGTAGTTCATTCTACCACCCATAGCTGCTTCTTCTCTATCAAAATTTGCTTGTCTTAAAAGTGAAACCATTAATTTACCTAAACCTTTTTTGTCAGATATTTTTTTACTACCACCATCAGGACTAAATTGTTTCAATGCTTTAAGAAACGGATTACTTGAGTTACCCATTTTATTTTCAAAAATTTTCATTATATCCTCAGGTTCTGCAGAACTACCACCGGTGTTTTGAGGTTGAGCTGTGTAAGTTCCTGCAGTAACTCCTTTTGGAAGAATCCTACCTTTAAAAAAATTACCTTCGTCAAATTTTGTTTTGAATACATTTAAAATATCATCGGCAGTTACTTCTTTTGATGCACCAGGAGATCCCGGCTCTGCTTTAAGGTAAGCAGTAAAAGGTTTACTACCTAAAAAATAATTTTCTCTTGGTATACTCATTAGTCCACCGTTTGCCGCGTTTTCATATTCTATAGTTTTATCTTTAGCAAACTGATCTATTTCTTGTTGTGTATAAGGATTTTTTGTGGGGTCTCTTCTAGGATCAAAAGGTCCATACTGCCTTAAATAACCCGCAACATTTTCTCCTCTTTTTTTCATAGCTTCTGCAAACTGAGCATCAAAACTATCTTGATCTTCGTCAGGAAAAAACTTTTCTTTAATATAAGAAGCAATCATTGTTAAAGGTACTGTCTTACCAGGATCACCTAAAAATTTTCCGATGTCTCCCATTTGAAATTTTTTATCTTCACCGAAAGCATATTCTTTTCCAAAGTCTAGTATTTTACTACCTAAACTTTTAATACCACCGCCCGATGAAGCTGCGCCGCTACCTAATTCATATCCATAATCTGTTGGATACATATTTCCCATGACTTCTGAAGCAGCATTTTTACCACCACCTAACATTTCTGTAACAGAATTTTTACCACTTGTACCTAGGTTTCTAATTCCACTTAAGGCATCACTACCTAAAGCTTTAGCACCTTCTAAACCTTGACCAAAATAACTTTCGGTGCCTGGAATCATACCAACTAGTTTACCACCACCATACATCATAGCACCTTGTTTTAGTGCATCACTAATACTTCCTCTTTGATCAAACCTACCAATACCACGCATTCCAGCTGCAAGAGCTGGATTAAAAGGTGCAACGAAAGGAGCTAAATCTACTGCTATGTCTGCTAATTCATTAGGTATTGCTTTTCGAATAGCTCTTTTAGCGGCTGATCCGGTAGGTATTATATCATCAACAATTTTGTCTTTTACTTTTCGTAATCCTTGTTCAATTTTCTTGAAAATACTCATGTTGTTATACCTTTAATAAGAAAAACTATGCTTTTTTAAGTTCATCTATTTCTTTTTTAAGATCTTTAATAGCTTGAACTAAAATTGGTATAAGTTTTCCTTGTGAAGCCTCTAATTTATCAGGGTTGTTTTTTAAAACTAACTGTAAATGATCTTCAACACCGTGTTTTTGTTGAACTTCATCTAGTTCTTGTGCAATAAATCCGACTTCTTTAATGTCTTTTTTAGCACCATCTCTAGTGTCCCATACAAATTTAACGGGTCTTAGATCATTAATAAAATCTAAACCTATGTTTGCATCTTCAACATCTTTCTTGTCTCTAGCATCTGATAGAGAAGTAATTGATGTAGTTTGACATCTTAAAGTTGAAACAGCAGCATCTCCTAAAGTAATTTCGTTTGAAACACCGGTAGTAGAAGGATCTGCATTATGACCAAGACATGTGTTATTAGTACCGGTACCTATACTACTTCCAGAGCTTTGACCTACAGCAGTATTATATTGTCCTGATGTTGAAGCCATAGTACCTGCACCTATAGCTACACAGTCACTTGGGGCATTATTAATACACGCAATATCACCAATAATAACTGAGTTGGTCACACCTGATACGCTGCCGTTTGCAGCAGCTCTTCCAATAATAACATTTTCGCTACTAAACGCTGACATATTAGAGGCCGCTCCTGCACCTATGCAAACATTATTGCTTCCAACTGTACTTGAAGCAGCATTACCTCCAATAGCAATACTACTACTCGGGCTACCAGCATCGAGAGCAGCTCTTCCAATTGCGATATTTTCATTTCCACCCGTGTTGTTCTCTAATGCACCAAATCCAATTCCAACGTTACTATCTCCAGTTGTTATGTTGGCTCCAGCATTTTCTCCTAAAAAAGAATTTCTTGTACCATCAGGAAAAACAGCATCAAGTTTAATGGTTTTTGTAGGACCAACATCTAAAGAACTTGTGATTGGGTCAGCCGCTGCAGCGTTTTGAAAAGTAACATTACCAGCTCCATCAGTTGTCATAACCTGGTTAGCTGTTCCATCTGAAGTTGGAAGCGAGTACGTTCCATTTACGTTAACAGTTCCTGTTGTTTGTATACCTGTATTACTTGTGGAAAGTTTTATATTTCCATTATAATATAAATCTAAACCAGCTGCTCCTTCAGGAGCGTTTATTAAATTTGCAGTTCCAGCAGCGTTTTGAACAACTAAATTATTTGTGTTCATTACTAAATTTCCTGTTCCTGTTTCTTTTATATAAGAGTTAGAACCATCATGAAAAATTTCTAAATCACCAGAACTACCAAACTTTGCTTTATCATCATCAGCAAAATCAATGTCGTGTCCATTAGATTCTAAATCACCACCAAGTTGTGGTGTTGTATCGTCTACAACCGCTGCAATTCCTGATGTAGCAGCTTGGAATGTAGGTGCAGAACCTGCACCGTTTGATGTTAAAATTTGTCCTGATGTTCCTTCTGAAATTGCTCCAAAAGTACCACCATCATTTGTTTGAACTTGGCCATTTGTTCCTGCAGGATTACCTGCTGAATCATTAACCCAACTTAAACCACCATTACCATCAGTAGAAAGTATCTGACCTGCAGTACCTGCACCATTTGGAAATGTTAAAGTTGTGTCTGATGTAATATTGTCTGGAGCTGCAATAGATAAATATTTTGCTTCATTAACGTTCTTACCATCTGTTAAACGAATCTCACCTTTTTTGTCGTTAAGTCCTACTACGATTGGACCTGTGAATGCTGTAGTTTTTTCTGCCATAATAAAATATACTCCTATTTCAATTTTTGATCAAGTTTATACTGACCCTATTGGCGTAGTTTCTTGATCTTCTCTGTTTACTTGCATGGCGGCGATTGTACCTTGTACTCTACCGGTTGTATTTGTTGTAAATACTAATTTATCTCCGCCTTCTAGCACAAGTGGCCCTGTAAGTAAATTTAAATATTGACCTGAAGTTAAAGGAGTAGAGAACACTATTGTTTGATTTGCTACGTAGTTTCTACCTGGTCCTCGGTCTAATCTAACTTCTATATTAATAGTGCTACCACCTGTATTATTTACGTAAAAAGCGTTAATAATTGAGTGTGAATCTGTTGGAATTCCATACACTGTTTGCTCACTCGCTGTTGGAGTAAGGTCATAAATCATATTTTTAAAACTTGTTGCCATAATTAATCCTTAATATCCTGTTGCAATAGTATACCACACATCTCTATAACCGAAAGCGTAACCACCATCTCCAAAATAAACAAATGTTCTAGCATCTCCTGTGCCAAATCCACCATTCATCTGTATGTATCCATTACTATAACCATCTATAGTAACTTGATAACCTTCTGAATCAAGTCCTGCATCAACTTTTGCTGTATATCCATTTATAACTATTCCTACTTGGCTTCCTGGAGCTGGATCAAAAGGTAATTGAAGTGTTGTTCGATTAGGACCAAAGTCAGGAGGGATTGGAGCAAAATAACCATTTGTAACAAGATACCCTCTGTCTGGATCTAATGAAACAATAGGGGCAGTTACAAAAGGGTAGCCGGTACCTACCGTAGTATCTATTCTGCTGTAAGGAATTCCTCCTCCACTACCACCACCACCAACTTGAGCTGTAGCAGGGCCTGAAGGTTTTGCAGGTGCATTACCTAAAAAGTAAGATAGCTGTTCTATCTCATTAAAAGTTTCTCCTTGAGGTTTATATTGAGCATTTAATTGTTGAATTACATTATTAATTGCTCTTACAATTTGTCTTTGATTACCAGCATCATATTCGTTTGTAGGATCAGGAACTCTAATTGTAATAGCCATTATCTTCTACCGTCCGGTTGTATATCAATTCTAAGTGTACCATATCTCCAATTTTCACCATCTGCTGCTCCAGTATTTTCAATTTTTATACTTAAAAACCTACCTCTCGCTCTTGTATCTTTTTTCTCTGTTGTAGATGTAACATCAAAAGAACTATAGGTTGATGCTGTTCCAGTATCTGATGGATATCTTTTTAATGTTAATGTAACTTTAACTGTTCCATCTAAAGTTTTAAAATCAGGTATAAATCTTCTCATAGATAAAAAGACTTCTCCATCACCTATTTGTGGACTTGATATATCAAAATCAAATGATTCAATATTAGATGTAATTCTAGTTATACTACCATTTAAGTTTTCTTGATCCACACCTACTTCGTGATTGTATAAAATAGTTTTACCATATCCATTTGGTGCTGCAGGCTCCCCTATAACTTCTGGAAAGTCTCCATTTGTAGTGTTGTCAAAATCTGTTGCAAATGGTTTACTAAATACATTTGAATCAGCCCAAGAAGTTCTCGGTGTATTTCCTGTATACCAAACACCTTCTGCAAAATTAAATATTACATATCTATCGTTATAATCAGCTGATGAAGACGGGTAGTCCCATCTAACTTCTGTATATAAATTATTTACACCTGCATAGATTTGTTGACTTTGAGTTGTATCAATATCATCATAAACATAATCTTCAACAGAACAATCAATAGTTTTAACTGATCCGTCATATTTAAAAAATCCTTTATCACTTAACCAATAAGCAACACCATCAACTTCTACAACTGCATTCTGTCCAATCAAACCACAGTTAGTACCTACTTGTTCAAAACCAAATACGAATGGACTACCTATGTGTCTCATTAAATATAAAGCGTTATCTGTCCAAATAAGAATTGCTTCTTTTGATTTAATAGCACCTACTATTTTTGTACCGTCTTGAATTCTTTGTGAACCGGCAGAGTTACCTGCTGTAATATCATATGTGTTTATTTCTTCTTGTGAAGAAAATCTTACAAACATATCATCTTGTGTTGATGGAACACCAACGGTTGTTTCTGTACCCATATGAATTAAGTGTCTTGTAGTTGGAGACACCATAGTAATTCTAGTATTTGTTGGGTTTAAATCTGTTTCAAAACCTGTAGTTAATATAGACGCTCGCTGCCCGAGTGGGTTACCAGCAGCGGGATTCCATGTAAATGTTTTACCATTTAAAACAGTTGCAACTAATACTTGACCAAAGTTTGATAGTGACCATAAACCAGGAGGAGTGTTAACTCCATTCGTAGTTGCATCTTCACCCCAATTATTAGATCCACCCCAAACTCCTGTACCCCAACCAAAGGTGAATTTTTGTATTTGATTACCAATAGTTTCTAATGGAATAATAGAACAAGAACCACCTGGACCTGCATTTCCTGTAGCGTTTGCAACTGGTGTAACGGTAAGTTCTGTGTCTGATACAATTGTTTTTACTTCATATAATTTATCTTCAAAATCAGAATCTGTATAACCTGTACCAGCAGGTAAGGTTACATTTTCAAATTCTATTATATCTCCTGCAGATATATTATTAATAGATGTTGTTGTGATTGTTACAACATTAGAACCTGAAACAGTTGTGAAAGTACTGTTTTTAAATTCATCAATTGTAGCTGGAAAACCACTACTTCTATATGGTGTGATATCGTAAAAATTATCTTCGTAGTAAATTAATAAAAACTTATCTGTTCCAATAGCTAAATATTTATTACCATCATTACCTCTAAATGGATGTAGTCTTCTTGATACAGAAGAAATACTTTCTCCACCTTCTGCTTTCCAACCACCTACTTTTTCTGGTAATGAGTATCTAAATCTAACGTTGTCACCACCTATATAACGTGCGACCGCTCCAACCTCAGAGTTTTGTTTATCGAAACCTGGTTTGATTTGCCATTTGCTAAGAGGCATTTTTACCTCCTATATACTATCTTTGTAGGTCCATCCTACAGTTGCATTTACATAAACTAAAGTAAAATTTTCATCGTCTGTTGAAACAGTTATATCCCCTGGAGAACCTGCAATATTTTCAGCTCCGGGAGCAACAGTTAAAGCATTAATGCTGTAGCTTTGTCCACCATCAATTAAACTTACCTCTGATCCAATAGACGGACCTGTTGGTAATGTGATAGTTAAAACACCGCCTGATGTGTTACAAATAATTTGATCTCCATCTACAGCTGTATAAGAAGTAGTTGTTGACTTATAACCTTTGTTTATCATCCCTTGATTTACATTAGTTCCGTCAGAGTAAAGTAAAGCTTTCGCACCTGTTGCTAAAGTAACTCCAGTTCCTGAAAAAGTTTTAACAGTTAAAGTGTAATGTGATGCTGATCTATCTGTTGCATCTTCTACAACAAATACTCTTTCTGATGAATCAGGCATAGTTACAACTCTATTCCCTGTTAATGTTCCAGTTAATTTAAAGTATAAATTTTTACCATTTGAAGTAGCACCATCTGTTAATACTAAATTAACGTCAGCTCCGCCTACAGCTAAGCTTAAATATCCACTCGCTGCTTGCTCCAAGATTTGTAGATTCGTGTTTGTAATATTACCCCATAGACCAGATTTTTCACCGGTAACCATAAGTTCTAATTTTATATCATTTGAATAACTTGATGCCATATTTTATCCTATTCTCCAGGAGACGGAGAGTTAATAGCAGTTCTTATTGTGCCATCCATATACTCGTCTCTTCTTCTTCTACCTTGTTGTTCTATACCATATGTAGCCATACTTCTACCATAAGATTGCTCGTATAATTGTAACATATCTGTTGGTCCTTTTAAATAGCCGTAAGTTTCAGCTAAACATGCATATAATATTAAATCTGGGTAGTTTGTAGATACATAAGTTGTAGTCGCATCACTAGCTGTAATACTGTCTGGTTGCTTGACATATGCAACGTGGCACACGTAGGCAGCATCGGGCGTCGGAGCTAAAAAAATAGTAGATGCATTTCTGTTAGCATAGTATTTTGGAATATTATTAGGTGCAGCAGATGCTGTACCCGGTGTGTTATAATACTCTTGCATGAAAGAAGTATCTCTAAGTTCTAAATTTTTTCTAACAGCTGGTGTTTCGTTTGTATCATTAATGTAAATATATCTTATAAATCTTGTATTAGCTGGTGCAGCAACTTCTCTATTACCTGGAGTCAAAGTAATTGTATCATAGAAACGAGCGTCATCTGTATCTGTTTCTCTAAATATTCTAGCTTCAGCATTTTTAACAATAGTTTTAAGAATAGCATCATTTAATACTGTGCTATCAACTTCTGTGTAACTTCTAATGTCTGATTTTAATTCTCCAAAATTCATAATTATGCCTTAAATACTATAGGTCCAGCTGAACACTGTAAACCTCCTCCATTTTCCCTTGTATTAACATTTTGAAACGTAGTAAAGAAAAAACTATTATTAACTGTAATAGTTGATGGTTGACCGGGATTGGGAATAGTTGATGAAATCATTGTTATATTGAAAGCTCCGAACACTCTAGCGCCAGTACTATGAGAGCCAGCTGTTGTATTTGGTGGAGTCACACCTCTAAATTTAGCAGCTGTTCCTCTTACGCACCCTGTTAATTGATTCCCTACTTTAGCTGCATATGAAATAGTTTCATTTTTAAAAAGTAAAGTTACAGGGTCTATTTTTTCTATCGTAATATATCCAGTTACAGGGAAATAAGTTGCATCAGTTAGATTTATAGTAGTTGTAGAATCATTTATATCTCCATCTAAAGTAGTTTCTAGCTGTATTGATTCTATGTTTGATCCAGGGATTGGACTTGTTAAATTAGTAAATCTAACCCAATCATCTGTTTCATAACCACTGTTTGGAAAATTACACTCTAGTACATTAGTTGGTAGTCCTAAAGAACTTAATGCTACAAAAGGGTTCTCAGGTAATAAATCAAAAGTTGGTGGCTCAGTTCTATCAGGTCTAGCGTTTTGTAAACCTTGTGGGTCACCACCGATTGGTATTGGATTTAATTGAGGTTGTTTAGGTTCATATTCTGAAATATGCACAAAAGCTCCATTCCATTCTCTTACCATTTCATTATAGGGAAACTGCATTCCTGACCGATCAGAGATTGCTAATGCGTGTCTGCCTTTTGATAAATTAGTCAT